AGAACCTCACAAGGAAGCGAAAGCTTTAATGAAACGCTGGAGGCTGATTTGGTCTTGTGGCTTGGTCGACCAGGTGATCGAGAGATTCCTGTACACCAATGTCACCAAGAGTGAAATATCACGCTGGCTTCAGTGCCCCAGTAAACCCGGAATGGGATCCTCTGACCCCGACCTCGCTGCCTTGGCAGGGATGATCGCGGATCAGATGTCCTATACAGGGATGCTGGCCGACACTGACGTGAGCGGTTGGGACATGTCTCTTAAGAGGTGGACTCTGCTAGTCGCGGAGTTCTCCTACTACCTGCAGATGCCTTACTCTGTGTCTTCTGACTACATAGTTTTGGCCATGTGGAGGAACAACCTGGCGTGCAAGCCGATAGCCGTGACGAGTAATGGGGATTTCTTCCGCATAGACTCTGTGGCTCTCATGCTTTCAGGCCGCTTCGTGACCTCTTGGCTTAATTCCAGAGCCCGCGTATCGCTTATCGCGCTGCGCGGCTACACTGGCATGGCCATGGGTGACGACTGCATAGAGGCTGTTGCTAAAGAGGACAAGCAGCTGTTACAGTTTTACCAAACTCTCGGCTATCCCAGTGAAGTAGAGTACCACGAGTCGTGGATTAACTCTAACTTCTGTTCCCTTCGTTTCTTCTTGAAAGACGACATGGTCCAAGCCCTGCCCGCTAATTGGAGCAGGACCTTGTACCGTTTGTTGTCCAAGACCGTCAGACCACCCGAGGAGGTGTTACAATTCCTGGGGGACATCCGACACGTCTCGAGAACGCCAGCCGAAGAGGCGGCGGTCTGGGACCTTGTTACGCCCTTCGCAGAGGCTCTCTCTGTGCGGGCGGAGGATGTTTAGACTAAACACCATGGGCGCGTCCGATTGCGCGCGTCCAGCTACAGGAGGGGTAGCAAAACATATGAATGTTAAAGGCTCACGCCACGCAAATCAAGCCCAAGTCCCCACCAAAGCCAAAAGGAGGCAACTCGCGAAACTCGCGGAACTCCGCGGCCTCGTACGTCGAGCCGCTTCTCAAAGCGGTCAATCGTCTCGAGTCGGAACCACAAACCGAAATGGTGGAGGAGGAGGAGTCCTGGTTGGACATGGGAATCAGACTGCTAAAACAGTTTGGCCCCATGGCCCTCGAGGTAGCTCCGATGCTTCTGGCCCTTCTTTAAGGGCGAGTCGCTCCGTGCGGCACATGCTGTACCGGGATGAAGGATCGGGCAGACATTCATCCCACCCTATTGCGGTGACAGAGAGGCACTCTTCCATGAGTTCCTACAACGAGTCAGCGCAAGTGCCCCTCAATGAGGGTCACACTTCGTTTGGTTCCCAGTACGATGAGCACGAGTTCATCAAACAGGGCACCAGACACACGGTAATCGCTGGTCGGGAATTGCTCGTCACCTTAGGTCCTCATTTGACCGATGTTGGCGTCACTCCCCCTGACGAGGTTTACCAGGCAGGCGACCGCCTGTATATTCTGCCGGTTACACCGGGAGCTTTAGGCGGTCGAGTGGCCAGAGTCGGCAACGAGTTCGAGCAAAATCGAGCTCGTAGACTTCGTGTCCACTATGAGTCAGCTCTTCCAGCAACCGCTGAGGGTGCTATCGCCATTTACTTCGTCTCTGACGTCGGAATGACGGTTCTCCTGAACGGTATGGACGAGCTTGCTCATGCTGCCACCTACAAAAGCTTTGTGCAGACCTCCGTCTGGCAGTCTACCTCCTTGGAGATAGATGTTGGCGAGACAGGAGCCCTGAACCGCTACTTCGACGAATCGTCGGGGGACATGCGTTTCGAGGCACAAGGCTACCTGGTCGTTCTCGCGGCCTCCGCTTTGACTTTGGGTCCTAGCGGCACCGCGGGCGTGTTCCGCACCCTGGGAAATCTCTATCTCTCGTATGAGTATGAGTTCTTCGAGGCTGCGTTAGACGACCTGGTGTCCATTCGCGCGACTAGCGAAATTACATGCACTGCAACCGCTACGGTTGGAGCCGTGCAAGAAGGCACAGTCGTCGCAATGCACGTAACCACTCCCATAGCTGGTTACGCTGGAGGTGCCATCGTAGGCAGCCTCCCCATGGGCTTCTCCAGCTATGAATCACTTCTTAGTTGGATGTTCGTGGGCACCGTTCTTCACAGTGATGCAACAAGCACGAATTGGTGGGCTAACACCGATTTCCGCATGTTGGATGACGACACTCGCCACAGACTCCTCCCAGGAGTCGGTGTCGTGGGTAGGTTTGTGTGGGGGCGAGCTGTACAGGACATGAAATTCTTCTTGTTCGCTGACATCGCTTCCGCCACCTCCGACGCCGCCGTTGACGGTGGGAATAACGGAATCTTGCAATGGTCATCAGGTGCTATCGCTCCAGTCGGTACTTCCACTCTGTCCTTGTTTGGACAGTGGGTGCCTCTAGAGTGAGCGGCCTGGTAGGGGCGGTTGAATTTCAGCTGACAACTGGAGCCTCTGAAACCTGACAGTGTCAAGAAGGAAAACTTTAAACCCCTGAGTCCCCACACAACCTTGTGTGGGTTAGTTAACTCAGGTGATCAAAGAAGGAAAACTTTAAACCCCTGCACCCTACGTAAGTAGTTGGAGACGAAAGTAGTTCGTGTCCGTTTTCTCACGTGGGTTCAGCAGTCTTAAGGGGCG